TTCTGCTCTTCATTAAAACTCATTTTTCTAAGGGGGTTGAAAATGCCCATCGGGGCAGGGATAAAGATTGAACTCCTGTTTGACACCAGCTTGGCCAATCATCAAGCAGGCGACATTCGGCAATCTTATCTAAAGCTTCTCTAGACAGTTTTTGCCCTTCTTGCAAGGCATCATTATCAAGCTCCCATAAACCAACATCGAATGGATATTCAGATTGCACCACAAGAAAGATAAATCTCTTTGCTGATGGAATGCCAGATAAATAATGAGCGCATTGAAGATGGTACTTGAAGTTAGCAACAGCCTTTGCAAAGTCTCTGGGGTTTGCTCCTGTTCTGCTGGTCTTAAGATCCACAATAGTTTCTTTATTTAACCAATCAGGTCGGCACTTACAAGTCAATCCAGAGGTGGTATCTTCCCACCAATATGATTTCTCTGCAATACCAAAGCTTAATAACTTCTTGGCATGAGGTTCTGCAAAGACCGCATCTCTCATCTTGATGGCATTTGCCATATCAGATTCAGTAACAGCCGTCATGCCCTTTTCTTCAGCTTCCTTTGCCTCTTCCTTACCTTTTTTGGTTGTCCTGGATGATACTGCAACAAATCTTTTTGTGAGTTCATCAGGTTCTAAAACCGCACAATGGGTTAATGTTCCAAGAAGCATTGCACTTGTCGGTTTATGTTCTGGCCTGTCAGGATTGAGAAAAGAGTTCCAGTAAGCTTTAGGGCCATGAGATACCATTACTTTTTGCATTGATGCTGAGATCGCATCATCAGCATGGTATTTTTCGTTTGAAATTTGGATTGATCCTGTTGTCATGATTCTAAATAAGGTTTGTAACGATTAAAGATTTCTCTGTGTCTATGTATTAATGAATGACATTGAGAACAAACAAGACGTAAATTTTCTGTCTCATCAGATCCTTCTTGCTCAACAGGTATTACATGATGGACTTCCAATGGTATTTTTAAAATTTTTAAATTAAATTTATCTCTGAGACAAATTTCACAAAAACCCATCATATCGAAAGGAATTTTTTGTTTTAATAATTTTTTACCAGTTTTCTTCCTTTTTTTCTTATCTGCATTTTCTGGGAAAGGCAGCCATTTTTGATGACGGTCACAAGCACGACAGTAAACTTCAGCATATTTATTAGGTCTATTTGGTGTCAATCGACTATCACAAACACCACCACAATCAGGATATTTACAGCAACCATATATTGCTCTTTCTTGTGCTTGTTGTAATCTTTCAAAATGTTCAGGCAAGCCATAAGGAACAGGATCACCCATCTCAAACAAAGAACTCATGAGTCTGTGTACCTCTTTGTGTGAGGGCCATATTGCATCATCAAGCGTGGCCATGTTTTTAAAATAAGTGCCTTATCCTGTGGCATTGCAACAAGACCAGCCTGTGCTAATCGTTTTAAAAATGGTGATGCTTCTGGAGAATCAATTACAGATGCAAATGTATTGAAGATTTCTTTATCAGTCATGGTTAAGATTGGGTTGCCGAGGTCGGAGCGTTCAGGGGTTGGTCGCTTCTTCCTCGGTGATTTATGGAAGCGTAAACCAAGATCATATTCACTCATCATTTTCTTGCAAGCTCCTCACACGCAGCCTGGATATTATTAAGGCAATGGATTTCGGTAGAGCGTGTCAATGAATCCGTGAGCGAGATATATCCAATGCCAAAAATGCAGAGATAAAGAAATAAATGTTTCATGGGGTTGGGTTTCAGGGGCTTTCTAATAATAACTAATGTTCAACAACTGTCAACCTTAGAAAAGATTGAGTTGCTCAACAGGTATGGGAAGATTTGCTTCATTTCCCCATTGCCTGCCGATGGCATCACAGATGCCTGGGAAGCTTTTACTTCTCTCCTTTCCCTTGCCACTACCCATCTTTGCATACCATGCAGGGAGTTTCTTACCGCTAGGAGAAATGTAAAATTCACCTTTATCGACAATCTTGGTCGGTTTCAGTTTTGGTAAGTTCTTGAGCCATAAACAGGTGGTCTTTTGAAAACTGTCACCAAATTCCCAAGGCTGAATTATCTGATCTGGGGGTCTTATAGCAGAGCTTATAACACTGATCGGGTTTTCAATAGCCCATCTCGGTATGTTGGAATCCATAAGCATACGCACAAAATCAAGTGCTTCTTTCTGTTCCTTCTGCTTTCGCCAAAAATGGCGGCTACCACTGACCGCCAAATGCTGACAACTCGGATGGGCCACCATCAAATCGAATCCATCGTTAATAATATCTCTTACATCACCTTGATAATGCTTGCCCTCAGATTCTGTCGGTAGCAGATCACAACTAATTACGTCATGCCCAAACCGAGCAAAACTATCTCTAATCTGTCCTGAGTATTCACAGGCTATAAGAATTTTCATTAAATATCTTCTTGTTGTCTGTCCAAAAATTTAAGGCATTGGTCTATTTGACACAATTCTTCTGCATCTTTATCCCATGTTGTGCAGTCAAATTCTTTATTGGTGATAAGTTTTTTTCTGTCAGAAAGCATACTCATCATATAATTCAAATCTGATTGGGTCATTTTGCTAACTCCATAGTAATTCTTGTCCAATCATATTCACCCCATTTCTTATCATCTCCCATACCACCATAAGGAATAACGTGCTTTGGCATATATTGAATGATTCCTAACCACTCTCTTAAAACATCTTGTTTTGTCTGGTTTTTCCAATCTTTTTGATATTCAAGGATTCCTTTTTCTTTAAGAATTTTGCCAACTTTTTGATATGTTTTAGGGAAACGTGCTGCAACGCTTCTTAGCTCATGTCTAAATTCGTGATTGTGCCAGTAGGTCATTTTGAGGGGGTTGTATCTATACCTATATTATAAACATATTTGTCAACAACTGTCAACAAGGTTTCATTACTTTTACATCAAATCCTTTTTCTTTCAACTCCTCAATTCTGTACTTCTGGATCTCACTTAATCTTCCCTTTTCGCTTTTGACCTCAATAAACTTGACCTCATCTGGTTTCATACATATCAAATCAGGTAAACCAGCTTTGTTGCACATAATTAACTTGATTACTGTCCATCCTTCTTTCTCGTGCCTGTCGATCAGCTTCTTCTGATATTGAGCTTCGGTCATTTCTGTAATGCTTGATCGTATAGCTTTCCTTTGATTGTACTACCTGATAAACTTTTAGCTCGATTCCCTTTTCTGCAAAAATGTAATGGATTTTATTTTTTCTTTCCCTGCCAAGAAAACTTGCTCTCTCTCTGCCCTGTAAATAACTTAGTGCAGAATAATCTATTCCCAAAAAGATCAAGTGATCGGCACTGCTTAAATTAACACCTTCCCTGCAACTCTTAACCTGACCAATAAAAACAGAATCGCTTACAGCGTTAAATATATCTGGATCATCTGTTGCTCTAGCACCAAAACTTTCTCGAAGCATTTTGCCTTCAGCAATGAAGCAATATAAAATAGCAATCCTTCCACTGAAATTATTTTTTATATATTCAATCTTGCTTTTATCAAATACAACTGCCCCATGATTCTCGGTGATCACATGACCATTATAAATCTGCCTTAATTTGCTCATAACTTTACTTCCTGTATCAGCAACAACAGATCTTCTTCCAGGTTTACCAATAACACCATCTTTTATAATCCTCAACGCAAGCTTATAAGTTCTTCTCGACATCTTCACAAGATGCACTTCTTCCTCAACTTCCTGAGTGAAACCAGCTTCCTTCTGGGTCATCTGCACTGTATAAGGTTCAATATCTTTCAATATTCTTTTTTGCCTGGCATCTGAATAATCTTTGATGACAATACCAGTACCAACTCTTTTCTCCTTTACATCAACATAATCACTGGCCCATCTGTAAAAGTTCTGATAATGACTCCATAAAAATGGTGTCAATGACCATTGGTGATAAAGCTGGCTGAAGCTCTCGGGGCTTGGTGTTCCACTCATCAAAATAATGATGTTATATCTAATATTTAAAATATTCTGATATCGTTGAGATGGTTTTGGAAATGCTCCCACACTATGGGCTTCATCAACGATGATCATATTCCAACTTGTACCCTTGAAATTTTTTAACTGTTCAAAGTTAGTTATGGATACTACCCTCTCAAGATTCATCTTCTCAACATCACTTTCAATACTTGGGATAGCTTTCTTCTTAGTAATTACCAACACTTTTTCAAGTGCCATATTTCTGACAACAGACAATGCCACCATTGTTTTGCCTGTTCTACATTCACCACTTAAATATGCACATTTTTTGATCTGACAAAGCCTGGTTAACTTTCTGCTTGCCACTTTTTGATAATCTCTAAGCTGGATCATTTTTGTTTTGTTATGAAAGTAGTCTTCATATCATTACCAAATACCTCTTTCACTGCTTGTTCAACTATCACTTTTCTACTCTTTATCATATTCTCCCAGTTAGGTGACAATGCAATCACTACTTCATTCAAACTTATAAATTGAAGTTCTGCCTGTTGTGATAAAAGCATTTTTGTTGATGAATACTTGCATTTATCTAAAATTGCAAGCCACAAAAGTTCCTGTTTACTTTTAAACATTGACTATACTGTATATGGTGCTATCTTACCCTATAGTTACACATAATCAACCCTAGATATGGAACAAGAGCAAGCATTAAAAACAATTAATATTCAACTCTCACAGGGTCAGATAAAATGGCTTGATGATAACAAGGGGTCTGAATCCAGATCATGTCTATTGAGACTTATAGTTGCTGAAAGAATGGAGCAGGCTGCATAACAATGGATATAAAAGAAGAACTATCTGTCTTACCAAAGACATGGGGTTATGTTGCCGTAAAAAATAAAAGGCCGTATCAAAACGATTGGCAGAATAATCCACTTAAACAATCACAACTTTTTAAAGAACTTGTAGCAAAACGATCCACAGGGATAGGTGTCTGTTGTGGTACTCCTTCAGGTGGCTTGTTATTTCTAGACCATGATGGGCCGTCAGCAGGGAAGATATTAGGTGAGTGGGGTTTTTCATTATCATCACTTCCACCATCATGGATGGTTACATCAGGTCGGGTCGGTAGATTTCAAATCATATACAAGGTTCCAGAAAAGTATTGGTCAAAAATAAAAACACGTAAATTTCAGACAGGTGTGAAAGATGAGGATGGTTCTGTTGAACAGATAGAACTGCGCTGGGATGGTACACAATCAATAGTTTCTGGTTCACATCCAATGACTGACGGCTACAGATGGATGGATGGTAGATCGCCAAGAGATTTAAAAGAAATAGCTGAAGCTCCTTTTGCCATAATTGAAAAGATGATGGAGCCGAAAAAGAAAAAATCACCACAAATACAAACCCTCAACTCAGATTCAGATAAAGCACGTTCACTTCTTCAGTCAATAAATCCAAACCGATTAGATGATTATGATACATGGGTCAAAATTGGTATGGCTGCTCACTCAGTTGGAGATGATTCTCTACTTTTCGATTGGGAACAGTTATCACAAAAGAACAGCAAATATCAATCAGGAGATTGCCAAAAAAAATGGTCTTCCTTTAAGTCATCAGGGGTTTCTCTTGGTACTCTCCAGAAGTTTGCCTCAGAAGATGGTTGGACTCCACCACCACGATCCTTCCCTACTTCAATAGAACCAAAAAAGGAATCAACTCTTGTTCCCCGTAAATTAGAACAATTAACTTCACAGGAACTTATAAACTTTTTACGCAATCTCAAACAGGAAATCAGATTCAATACCTTTTCTCATTCAATAGAAATGGATGGCAAAGTTATAAAAAATATTGAAATATTTTATCTCACCCTCGCAGAACTTGGTTATAAAGTGCCGAAAGAAATGGCAGTTGATTGTTTACTTAAAGTTGCTCATGAAAATGAATATGATCCTGTAAAACTTTATCTTGATCATTGCTACAACGAAATTCAACCAACTTATATTGAATCTCTGGCATCAACATATTTAAGACCACAAGATCAAAGCCTTACTGAACCGACAATATATGACACCATACTGAAACTCACACTCATAAACGCAGTAAGAAGGGTTTTTATTCCAGGTTGTAAGCATGATACCGCTACGGTCTTGCAGGGTTCACAGGGGATAAAAAAATCTTCCTTCTGGCAAACCCTCTTCGGTCCCTTCTTCTCAGATGCTCTCGGTGATATATCTTCCAAAGATGATCTTCTTGTTCTACATCGTTCATGGGGAATGGAATGGTCTGAAATTGATGGCATTACAAGCCGTAAACACGCAGGGGTTGTAAAAGCTTTTCTATCAAGATCAACCGATCTTCTCAGAGTTCCTTACGGTAAGGCCGTAGAAGAATGGCCAAGGCGTGGCATTATAGTTGGAAGCAGTAATAAAGAATCAGGTTTATTAATAGATGACACTGGTAACAGACGCTTTCATGTTATTCCCTGCACTGCAAAATCTATTGATCTTGATTCCCTTCAGCTTGAGCGGGATGCTTTGTGGTCAGCTGCTGTTCATGCCTTTAAAAATAATGAACCTCATTTTCTTTCTTATGAACAGGAACATCAGATTGAAAAGGAAAATTTGTCTTACATGGTTGATTCTCCCTGGTCATCCATTATCAGTCATTGGTTGAATGATCCCTCCAACTCAATTAAAGATATTACTATTGAACTTTTATTATCTGAAGCAGTGGAAAAACCTATCGAAAGACAGACAAAAAGTGACATGATGACCGTTAGTCAAATCTTACGCAGTCTCAAATATGATCGAAAAAAGAAAAGAGTGATGGGAACATCGAAATGGGTCTGGTTTCAAAAATCTTCCTGATGTTCCTTACTGTTCCTACCCTGTTCCTACCTTCGGGAACGCTCAAAACCCTCTCTATAACTACTATATATATATATGTTCCTTATGTTCCTAGTATATTATATATAAATATATATATAGTATATTATGGAGATATAGGAGATAAATATAACGTTAGGTAAGTTTGGTGCAAAGGTGGGAACATCGGGAACATGGGAACACCCGCTCAGTCTCAAATGAGTCTCAAAATTAATAAATATTCATATTCCCGCTTTTCCGTGTAACATCTAAGTAATGGCTAAAAAAGGTACAAAAATAGAAACTGTTATCAGGTCACGCAAACTTGGCGAGATCATCGCTAGAGGTGGCCGTAGATCCGATTGCGTTAGATATGCTTCCAAAAATTGGGGGGTTAGTTCAAAAACAGCTGACAAATATTTAGAGATAGCGAGAGCCGAGATGAAAGCTGACTGGGATATGGAAAGACCTGAAATGGTGGCAAATCTTTTAGCGCAGGCTGCAACGCTACAGATGGAAGCAAGAGAAAAAGGTCATTTGCATATTGCTCTTGGTGCGATCAATACAGCAGCTAGACTTGCACAGATTATTTCGTGAGCATTTTAGATACAGTTCAACCTGGAAAAGTTTTATATGAAATTGGTGCATATAATCTTCCTACAACGCAAGAAACGATAGAAAGAATTTATCAAGGTTTACTTCCGCATCAAGCAAAGTTCTGTCAAGACATGGATCATAGAAAACTAGCTCTTGTCTGTGGCTTTGGTGCTGGTAAAACTTATGCTTTATGTTCAAAAGCTGTAATGCTTGCCTGTCTGAATATTGGTCATGTATCTGCTGTTTTTCAACCAACAGCACCGATGTTGAGAGACATTTTAATTCGTACATTCAATGAATTATTAGACCAATGGCAAATACCTTACACATTCAGAGCATCACCGCTTCCTGAGTATCAACTTTCTTGGGAAGAAGGAACACATACTATTTTGTTAAGGACAATGCTTACATATCAAAGATTGCGAGGCCAGAACTTGTGTGCAGTGGGATTTGATGAGGCAGACACAATTCCGAAAAGAGATGCGGAGAGTGCAATGAATATGGCACTAGCAAGACTTAGATCAGGTAATGTTCAACAGTTTTATGCAACAACAACTCCTGAAGGTCATGGCTGGGCATTTGAAACCTTTGAAAAAAATAGAAAATCTGACACTGCATTGATACAAGCAAAAACGGCTGATAATCCATTTCTTCCAGATACGTTTATTCCGTCTTTGTATGAGAATTATCCACCACAGTTAATAAAAGCTTATCTGCTAGGACAATGGGTTAATCTCACAAGTGGACAAGTCTATAATAGGTTCTCCAGGGAGCATCATGTCATCAACAAAATACCGTTTGATACTAAGATGGAGACTTTACTTTGCGGTATAGATTTCAACGTAATGAACTGTAATTGTGTCATTGGTGTGAGAGATGGTGACAAGCTAGTAATCATTGATGAAATATCAAAACAAAAAGATACAGATGCGTTGGCACAAGAGTTGCTCAGACGTTATCCTTCAAACAGAATATTAGTTTACCCTGACGCTAGTGGTTCAGCACGTTCAACGATTAACGCATCAAAGACAGATCTCGCCATACTCCAAGGTTACGGCTTCGGTTCAATGGCTCTCAAGAGCAACCCCTTTATCAAAGATAGAGTTGCAACCGTCAATGCGTTACTACAAAACGGCAAAGGGGAAAGACGTTTGGCGATTCATGCCAGTTGCACTCGTTTGATTGAGTGCCTTGAGTTGCAGAGTTACGATGAAAAGACAGGAGATCCAGATAAACAGAATGGTTACGACCACATGAATGATGCTTTGGGGTATTTAATTTATCGTGAATTTAATTTGCTATATGGTAGGGCAGGCAAGCGAACAGGGATTAGAATATATTAAAA